CAAGCTTCAGCTCGGAAGCTGTAGGAAGCACTTGGTTACTTGGGAGTCCACCAGCATGGCTTTGGCTCCAAACACGAACATAATCTTCATCAGAGATGTTGTAGTAGAGGTCAAGCGGAATGCTAGGATTGTCGTCAGCGTCAAATTGAAGCGACTGGAAGAGAGTGCTAATAGTAGGAGCGTTGTTGAGAACTTCGGCCAAAACTGGTCCGATGAAATCAGCAAGAGCTACTTGAGCCTCATGTGCGACAGTGCGGTTGCGAGAAGCCATAGCTTTCACAAGTTCGACTTGTTCTGGGGTGCGTTTTAAAGTAATTTTCATATTATAAAGTTCTTTCTAATTATCGGTTACAATCAAAAGATACAACGATGTAATCGCCAGCAAACTGATCGGTAGTAGGTCCAACGCTTGTACGGGTTCCCGTTCCAAGAACGTGGCCGAAAACGTGGATACCGTCAGAACGAAGAGCGCCAGTAAGTTTACCAGCATTCACAAGTGAAGTGCGGATACCTTTCCCTGGAGCATAACTAGCAGCCCCACCATCAAAGGCGGAAGTAGCTAGAGTGAAGATCCCTTTGGTAGCAACTGGGACAGCTTGTCCTGGGAGCATAGCTTGGAGTTCTTCTTGCTTTTGGGGATTGTAGAGCAGCTTTTCGCCGTTCTCATCATTTTTTGCAGTTTGATACAAAGTCATGCCCAAGGGAATTTCTCCCGAAGTGGAACCTGTGATCTTGAGATTAACTTCAGGATACATATCTGTAGTACCAACGAAAGGATAATCGGTTTTACCCAAGTAGCTGTTCGTTTGGTATGTTACAGGATCGTTATCAAAGTTACCGTCTGAGACCTTCACAAATACGCCAGCATCGCCAGCTCCTGTGTCGGTAGTACTAGTGAGAACATCAGCGCTGACAACAGCGTACATGTTCACAACGTCGTGGTCAGAATATTGTCTGAATGGTAGAATTCGTAATGCCATAATCTATTTTTTGTTTGTTTTTCTAAGAAATTTGGATGTTTTCGCGAGAGAAAGCTGATTTAAACTTATCGCGTAATGATGGTTCATGAGAAGCAACGGCCTCATTAGTATTGGCGACCTCTGCGTCTACTGTTTCAGCAGCGTCGAGAGCTTCTCCAATTTCAACTTCTTCAGTAGAAGCAGTCGAAAGTTTTTTAGCAACCTCTGCATCGATACGGGCTTGGATCTGAGAGTTGAACTCTTTTTGAACCTCTTTATTCTTGGTCTTCCAAAGGATATCGAGTTTAGAAGCGAATGCCTCATAAGAGGTTTCGTCTCCCAAATCTTTAAGCTCAGAAGCGAGGAATTCACGATCTTGGTCATCAAGTTCGAATTTCTCATCAATCTGATCCATACGAGTGTTGAACGAAGCGACTGCTTCTTCAGCTTTCTTTTCGTTCTCGAAAGAACCGATTTGCTCACTGGCTGTGCCGAGTTTAGCTTCTAGTTCTGCAACGGAAGTTTTGAGGTCTTCGTATTCTTTGATTTTCGTTTCTTTGGCCAATCGCTCTGCATCAAGATCCTTACGGTATTGTTCGTCCCGTTGACGGATTGCATCAGCAAAGGTATCAGTCATAGAAGCTACTGCTTCTTTTGAGAATTTCTTCTCACTGAGAAGATCCTTTAGTTCATTTAGAGTTTTTTCAAGTTCCATATCGATAATGTTCTTTTCGTTGTTTACATTTAAATTGCTGTTTTGTGAAATTTTATCCCGTTTATCGGATATAAAAACTTTTACAGTTTCTTCAGGAGGTGAGTATAAACCTTTCACATCGGCGGCTGGATTCAAAGTATAAGCAATACCCAATGGGTAAATGTCACCTTTTATTAACCTATTAATAGTTTCTCCTTTGTCTGTTTTCCCATTCCCTCCATAGCTCCGTAAAAAACCTTGCATCTCTTCTATTTCTTCAGGGTCAGAAATAATTCGCGACTCACTCAATAGGTCACCGCCTACAGCTAAAACATAATCATTAAAACCCACTTCCCAACTAGCAGAAACTTTTTGGTATTGATTACTATCAGGGTCTAAAGACTTCTCGACTAAGTCGGTAAAATTAGAATTAATTGTCTTATATAAAACGGCCCCCAAAGCTATATTGAAAGGTTCTTTCATAGAAGCGGCCCGATTTTCTTCTATAAGCTCACTGGATTTATAATCGCTATAACCAGCAGAAACTATATGCCCTACAACTTTTTGTTTGTCATGCTCGATATTTGTAGGCTTATGAATGAAATTGTTAGCATACTTAACAGCGGTAGCTGAATCCATACCATCACCATTCTTATTGAATTGGTTTATGACGGCGGCATTGAAAGCTACACCCATGAGATCTACATTATCGTTGTAGTCTATATCTTTTGGGATAAGAGGCTCTAAGTTTTTTAGAGAAGCTTCAGAAATTAACGAAGCTCCCAAGGTTATTGGGTTTATCTCGCAAGATAACAGTGGGGCTTCGAAAGTCGCGGTATATTTATAATCCATATTGCTCTTAGTCTTTTTTGTTAGATCGAGCTTCAGACATGTCTACTTCGATCCCGTTTTCCGCATATGTAAAATTATTTTTCATGGCTATGATATAAAATTGCTGCTGGATAAGTCTCTAAAGAATGTTCAGATGATATATCTAAAACTTCTCGTAAAGTGCCTAAGTCCTCTATCTTATTGAAATCTTTTACACATGATTCAAGGGTTTCATCCCAAGATTCTTTATTCTGTGAACAAACAATAGATTCGCATAGAGTAGAAAGCGTTCCCTCTTGTGCTTCACTAAGTTCTTTGACTTTCAAATGAGAAGCCATTTTTTCTTTAGAATCATGAATAAAACTATCTATAGAATATATAGTCTTTTGTATATTAGCTCTAGAGTAAGTTCCATTAGCTAAAGGTATGCCTGTAGTGCCTTCTGGCCTACCGCTTTCTTTTCTCGGCCCCGATGGTGTGTCTAAAGGGGAAAAGACGGGAACTCCGCCGACTAAGGGGTTGAAGTGTCCTTTCTCGCGCTCCTTAAGTAATTCTTTCTGAGCTGACTCTAATTCTTTAGGATCTGGGAATTTTCCGTTTTCGAACATTTCCATCCCCTGCTTCGGAGTAACAATGCCTAACTCCATAAGTCGAGTCGAGGCTCTCATAAGCTGGACCTCATCCCTCATATCGATATCTTTCATTTTAGCTTCGGGCCAAGATCGGAATCCCAAGCTTTTAGCTATTCTTTTTATTTCTTTGTTCAAGAAGTCATTCAAGAATCCATAACGGGACTCTTGGAGCCTATCGATGAAAATTTGGGCTTTAACTTGAGTTGAGTTAAATTTCTCTTCCCCGACTACAATATTTTGTAGCCCTTGTTTAATATCCTCGTTCAGTATCTGATACTTTTCAGGCCCAAGAACTAAATTCAATTCAGGTATAATAAATTCCGCTTTAGTGGTATAGTCAGAAACAAGAACGCGCCCTACACTTTCATTTTTGAAAAGGTTTTGCATAGCAGTCATGTTATTAGGATTGACTCCTCCCTTTTCAGGGTCTGCCCCCATAGTGATAAGCAATATTACATTTTCTACTGTGCGGGTAATGGATTGATCCATTTTTTTCAATTCAAGCTTAGCATTGATGTCATCCAACACTGGGAAACCGAATGGGATGGCAAAAGGTTCATAATCTTGTTTTTTATAAAAAGAATATGAAAGTCTTTTAGGATCTAAGTCTATACTGATCCCCTTATTAGTAAAAGATCCTTTTTGTATGGAATCTTTAATACCATCGTCTAAAGCTTCATATATAGCTATATCTTCGTCTGTTTCTGGATTAGCTAATCGAGCCAACTCATATTCAGACAAGACTTTTTGATAAACCCCGCCATAGTTAAAAGTAGTCGCCCTTTTAGCTATAACGTCATAAGGGTTGAGTAAAATATATTTAAGAGGAATCTTATTAGTGGAATCACCAATAGTCCCCACTTGATTCATAAGCCTAGCGTAATCATCAATTTTAAATTTACCATCGATCCTGTAAAGGAAGACATTGCCGCTGCGGTAATACTCCCTGAAGTATTGGTCTTTTAAAGCGATGATATTGACTCTTTTAAACCATTCATAAAAGAACTCCCTGCTTTTTTTCGAGCCACCCTCTAAATAAATATCAGTGTTCGTGAACTCCGACATAATATCTATGGCATTCCTAAATACCGCTACATTACAATAAGCCTTCTGACATAATTCGATAGCATCCCGACAAGTTATCCCTTCTGAAGAATATTCATATGGCAATAGACCCGAACGTATACTCGAATAACGATTATGCAAATTTGTATAAGCGGCCCGATTAGTCCTAGTCCCTGAGAATCCACTAGTCGATGCCCCCTGCCGCCTAGCTTTAGATACTTCACTATAGGAGGCATCAGAAGTATAAAAAGGCTCTCCTAGTAATTCAGGAGTAGGTTCATCGCTATTATTGCTAGCGTCTGATGGGTGATCTGAAATGTTGAACTTCTTCCAATATTCAGAGCTTTTAGTATATTTTCGTTTCGACATAAGATACAAATTATCTTACACCTCAAAGTTAACTTTCAACTTCTAAAAGTTAAGAAATGAACATTGGGACGAAAG